GTATGTAAAATTATTTCCATTTAAATCTTGAAGTGTAATTGTATTTGGATCTTGACCTGTTCCTTTAAAAGATTTTCCATCAAGTAATGGGTCATTAGTGTTAGATATTTTAATTACCTTGCCACTAATATTGTCGCCTAATCCTGTTTTAACTATTTCTAATGTTCCAAAATCTGAACCTGTCCCTAGGTTTAGTGAGTCAGCATTCTGGGCATTACCACCATCTAATTTTTTACCAGAATCTACATACCAATCTAAATCTTTGCGGGGATGAAATTTTTCAATACAATATCTTGTTTTACTAATAACATCCCAATCACCAGAATTAAATGTGTTACCACTATCAGCACCCGCTTTTGATTTATACAAAACACCTTCATAAGACACAATGTTACCAGTAACATAAGCGGTATTAGGAGTCCAAGGTGTTCCTATAAAATCTCTTTGTACGCAAGCCCATACTAAATCTTCTCCATCTCCAGAGATAGAATCAGCACTATAAATCTTTCCATCCGTATTTACTCTCGCCCAGCCACGAATATTATTGCCACGATCATAACTTAATGTAGTAGCAGTGCCATCCTCTAATATACACCAAACAATTTGTTGAGGTTCTTTTTGTACAAATAATTCTGCAATCTTGCCAGAGTTAATATCTTGACTAAGGAAGTTGAGGTCGTTTCCTAAGAATGTATTCTCTGACTGGCTATACACAAGCTCACGCAACTTTAATTTATCCCTCTGTGCATAAAGGATTGTATCGTTAGCTAACTCAGCTTGTAGTGCCGCAGCACCATAAGCATTTTCTACTCGTGTTACAATATTGCTTTGTGTAATAAGAGAATCACTATCCGCAGCTTTAATTGACACAGAGCTATCCGTTGTTCCTAAAAATAAAAATTGTTTTCCCTTTAACCATCTAGGTTCCTCTGGCGTGTCTATAACTCTTTTAATGCCAGACTTAGGAAGTGAACCAGTTAGGAAATTATATATCTCACCAAACACAGAACCAAATATTTCTGCTGGCTCGTTAATAGAACCTGTAAGCCAAAGTCTGTTCTCAAAAAATTCTGATGCTGGCGGGTATCCACGATATCCACTAAACGCTGCTTCCGACCATCTAGTTGTAGCAGCACCTGAGTCAGAACCACTCTTGCCTAATTTAGAAACAACAGTTGCAGTAGCCGCTGAAGATGCCTCAATCATTGGGTTATTATTTAATGTAATTGTACTTGAACCAGAAAGAGTAACTTCAAAAGTATTAGTTGCAACATTACTAATTTGAAAGTTAGCATTAGGTTGAGTAGAACTATCACTAGAAATTAATCCAGTCAGTAAAACATAATCATTATTAGCCAACCCATGACTATTAGCTGTTACTGTCATAGTTCCACTTGAGTGAGTAGCACTTGATATTACTTTACCGCTGCCTAAAACACTAGCAACTTTTACAAGACCTTTATGAACTGTATCAGTTACTTTTAATGATCCACTTAATGTTCCACCATCACGAACAAAAACCAATCTAAGTTCAGTCCCAGCAGCTTCAGGTTCTGATGAAGCGTATGTAAAGTTTCTAGCTTCACTATGAGAGTTAGTATCAGCTATAACAATATAGTTTACAAAGTCATTATCATCTGTACTATTTATTCGACGCTGAATAATTAAACTTCCATACCAAGGTTGGTTACTGACTGGAAAGCTAGTTTCTAATTCCCAGTTAAGAAAGCTAACATCAAGAGCTGTGCTTGTAGCACTAGAGTTTACACTTTCAAAATTAACAGATATATCAGCAGCATCTCTAATATGCTCGATAGCCCAAGTAGAACCAATATGACTTCCATCAATAGTGTTGTTATAAAATATAGCGGCTGATGCATCTATATCAATAGTTCCTGTTTTAGCAGATGGTTTAATTGTTGTAGCAGTTAAATTCTCTTCTAATAATGGAGGATACGCATAGGATATTTCTTCTACAGTAAAAGATGGAGTAATAGTAGTACGCCTTAAAAGTTGCGGAGGATGATTGTGAGATGTTAAAACAAGAGTATCATACCTTCTGGTAAATTGTATATCTCTTAAATCTGATTCAGTATATGGAACTGTACCTGTTACAGTAACAGGAATAGTAGCCCCATCATAATGAACCCTTGCATATCCAGCTGCAGCTACACTATCATAACCTATTTCAATAATGTATTGAGTGGTGCTTGAAAAATCAAACCTAATTATTCTTGCTGGCTTAGAAGGGTCTTTAGTGTTTGTTACAAACTCAGTCCCAGCTCTACGTTCAACACCACCCTGTTGCAATACAATAAAGTTGTCGAGATCACGACAACCTTTTTTATAGACTTCAAGGTCAGACCTTCCATCCATATTTCTGGACATCTCGCCAGATTCAAAAGAACTAATAAAATCTAAAGCCATATTATATCACTGGTGAATCGTTATAAATAGAGTTAAGCCAATTAGATTCTTCCATATTCCAATATTTATTTTCAAGTGTATCAACACTTTTAGCTAACGGAAGAACGATTTGTTGCAATTCCTGTATTAAATTATTTTGTATTTTCTGATCTAACTGCAAGGGAACTGACAACTTAATAGCTAGATTTAAAATTAAAACTTGTGTAGCTAAAGAATCGAGAATACTAACATCCTCTGGTGAGGCTACATAACTAAGAAAGGCAGATTCATAATTACAAAGTATTTCATCACCTTCGATAGTCCAAACAGTTCCGTCATCGTAACCTTCTTTTGAATCATATAAATTAATTACTCTAATGCATGCGTTTGGAAGTTGATATTTATATTTAAACTTAAACGCTGGAGCTTCTGAAGATCTAACTAACTGTTCTCTTTTCTTACAGGTGTTCCATTCATACATACGAACTGTTTCATCTAATGCCTGTTGAAATAAAATATTACATAGCTTGGCACTATATATTACACCTTCTGCATCATTTTGATTTATATCAAGAGAGGCAATAGTATCAGCTCCTACCTTAAGCAACGCATGATTACATATATCTATTTTAGTCATATTACCTCCAAAAAAAAAGAGGGTCTTACATCAACGGAGAAGGTACGTTGAAAGCCCTCAGGTCAATTACTCATCACAAGCAATAACAACAACTTTCTCTTCTTCCATACGAACAGCACCTGTACGCATAGCAGCATAAGCATAGTAGTTGAAACGCTTGTCAGCACGTTTAGTAACTTCTGTTTCAATCGCAGGATTAGTTACCTGACGAACACCAGAATGCACCCAAGCAAAGCAAGCACGAGTCTTGTCATCAGCAGCAGGAGGCTTAGGCTTATCACCAGCAGCATTTGAGCTGTGAGAACCATCGTCGTTCCACGCTAGATTTACAGCAGACTCATCAGCTACCATGAACGGAATCAAGTTGCTTACGCAGAACTCAAACCCGTAGAAGCTGTTAAGCTCACCACGAACCAATGCTTTGATTGCAGCATAGTCACCAGAAGTAACCTTTTCTTCAGTAAGAAGGTTGTGAAGGTTGTTAGGTGTAATACCAAGATAAGCCTTGTTTGAAGGATCATCAAGATCAACGCCAGCAGCTTCAAGAGTTTTGCGAGCTTCGATGATCTTATCAAGCGTCAACTTAGCTGCAGCTGTACCACTAGCTAACTCGTTCTTAGTGATAATCTGTCCAGCACCAAGAGAAGAAGAACCAGTACCAGTTGCACCTGTAGAAGCAGCACCAAATGCACCCTTCAAGAACTCAATATCTTTCTTGCGGTTTAGTGCATGTGCCATTTGTTGTACATACTGAGACTCAGGATTAACCAACATTTGAACTTTATCGAAGCGGTCAAGCATCAATCCAATGTCGTAAGCTGTAGCAGTTACTTTACGACGTTTGTGTTCAATGAAGTTATCAGGTGAATTAGGGAACGTGTTAGTTGTTCCGTTTGAAGAAGCAGCAGTAGCTTCAGTAGCAGTTACGCCACCAAGCTGATCATAATACTTTTCTTCACCTTCGATTGACTCCTCAAGGCACTTGCCTGAGAACTTTCCACCTTTGGTCTGAGTTAACAGATCAATGGTATTACCAAACTGCTTTACGAAAGCAGTATCTATTACGTTTGCATTAGCCATTTTATAACTCCTTGTTTAATAGGCTCAATTAATTAACTTACACTAATCGGCTCTGATTGTCTCACAAGGAGGTCTTGCCTACCAGTTATCGTCTGGGTTGACGGCAACTTAGGTGGGTCTTTCGATTGTCCACCTTTGTTGCGTAAAAGAATTAACAAACTTATTAAGAATGTCAATATATCTTTTATAAATCTTCACCTAGCTTGTTCATTAAGTCCATTCGCTTCTGTGCAATGTGCGAAGGAATCTTAACTCCCTTGCGTAAATAATCAGCTACTTCCATTTCTACATCAGCTAATTGATCACGAATACCAGCTAATGTATTTGTTTGCAAGTGACCGATTTCGGGATCATCTGAAAACCTTGAAGATATTTTTCCAAGAGTAGTCGCAAGTGCTGGGTCTTTTAATATTCCAGTTTGCTCCATGAATTGAATATTTTCATCAGGCATTCCGTTAGCTTTAAGCATAGACTTAATGTTGTTCATCATGCCGTCGTAACTATCTCCCCACTCTTTGCGAAGCTCTTTATCTAACTCTTCCTCTGCTTCTTTCATCGAAGCGTTAGACTCTTCTATTTGAGATGCTGTATAACCTAAATACCAATCAGCCATCTCTTCAGCTTTAGATGAGGAAGCTCCTAATTTAAAAGCTTGTTCCTTTAAACCATCTAATGCTTTTTCAAAGAAAGGTGCTGAATCTTCTCCAACAAGCTCTTTAAACTCATCACCAATGGTAAAATCATATCCTTCGATACTTTCAGGTCTACCCAGCTTTTGATGAAAAGCACCCCACTCTTCTTCCGTTGCTTCGGAGCTAGGTATATCACCCTTTTTACCAGCGAAACTTTGAAGCTCTTTAATATACTTTCCAACTTCTGTAGCATCTTTGCCCTCCAAGTTCTTCCAAAAACCAGCATCTTTTACTTCATCATCTTCGATTTGGCTTAACATAGAGCCAACGAATGATTCTGGTTGTGTATTACTTTCCTCAACAGTTTCTTCTGTTGGCGTTTCCTCTACTGCTTCTGTTGTTTCCTCGACAACTTCTTCATTAACTACTTCTTCACTCATAGGTAACCTCCTCTAACTCTTTCATGTTCAGTTGTTTTTTTATAGATAGAATCACACTCCGTAGAGAGTTCATCTTTGCTTCAATAATAGGATCATTATACTCAGTATAATCCTCCCACTTACAAAGCTGTACTAGAAACCTTACTACTAAACAAGCATCATCATTAGTTGGATTAAGCAAACTAACAAATGCCTTTCTGGTTTCTTCTGATAAATCCTTCTCATTGTCCCACTTAAAGTCGTAGGTCACTTTATCAATTATATCCATTACTCTCCTGTTTGTTCCATTAATACTTCAGCTCCTGAGCCCTCCTCTGGAGTCTTTTGCATTTTAACATAAGCATCACTTTGAGCTTGCATCTGCTGTGCTTGCATTTGTTGTGCTTGCATTTCCGCTCTTTGTTCACGAATAAACATTACTTCTTCTTCAGAAAGCTGAAGGTCAACTGGCACCATGTTTACTTCTTGAATAAATCTTGAAGTCTTATCAGAGTTTACATTATCTAATATTTCTGGTTTGAACTGTGCAATCTGCATCATCTGCTGCATTGCTGTCATTGTACCAAACAACTCAATCTGTCGTGATGCAATAGATGCTTTACCAACTAAATCGAACTCAAGTGTAGCTCCAGATAGTTCTGGTATATCTAGCTCTGGAAGTAATCCAGACCGCAGCATAATTCCAAATGCTCTTTCTAATATTGGTGTAACAAAGTATTTATTTAATCGATTAACTGCAGGAGATAAGAACTGCAATGAAAGGTTTAATCTTTCGGCAGATTCAAATGCTGTCATGTTTTGCTTGTTCATTAAAGGATTAAACAGCGGAACATAGAACGCATCTAATATCTCTTGCTCTTTCTTTTCAATCATCTGGTCGTTGATGATTACATTATCCATAGGACGTAGCTGTTCTGGTTTTGATAACGGGTTGCCAGCATTCCAATAGATAATAGAACCTTGATCGTTACTAATACGACGAACACTACCATCATTAGGTGCTAACCACGGCGGGTTAGATACACGCTCTGCACCACGAATACGAGAAACTTCCATTCGATTAATTAATGGTAAAGTTTTAAATACTTCAATAGCAGGAGATCGACCATACTTTTCGTAGTTTGTTTTATAAAATCTACCTACAGAGTAAGGCATTTCATCAAAACCAGACTCTCTAACAATTTGTTTTAACTCTATGCTAACATAGTAGGAAGCAATTTTCTTTTCCTCTTTATCTGTTGCGTCAGGAGTATAGCCCATACGAGGCATTACAACGTGAATAAATGTAAACTCCTTAGTTGATGTTACTGGGTCAGCAGCTAACTCTTTAATCGATGCAGGACAATCATCAACAAATTGCTGTGCCGCCTGTCTTGCTGTTAGTTTTAACTCACGAATAACAGTATCAACTTCTCCGAGATAATTTTCACAAAAGTAAAATTGATTAACATAATGAGATCTAAAATTAAGAATACGCTTATCAGTAGACTCACAATAAATAGAAGTTGTTCCTATATATCCACAGTGATCAATACATTGACCCATCTCTTCATAGAAGTTGGAATCTTCAATAGCACGAATAAATTTTTTATTAGCTGCTGATAATGCTCTTGTAACATTATCACTTTTCATCAGGTCTCTATCTTGTGTAACAAGACGCAACCAGTTTTGCCCTTGAGGGAATAAGTGACTCATCATGCCAGCAGTAAACATACGACGAGCTTTAATACCAATATCTGTTATGCGTTGCTCATCATCCCGCTGACCTTTTGTTTTTTTCTTTCTAATGTTATCAGCAGACGGATTACAAAACTCTGCGGCTGATTCGTAAAGCTCTTCAAAGTTCGTCCGCTCAGTGCTAGACTTTTCTCTTCGATACATTGCTATTAAAGATTTAGCATCCATTATACTGTTTCCCCACCTGTTATAAATGTTTCTCCTTCTCCTACTCTTTGACCACCTTGGATATCAGCAGTCATTTTTTTAGTGTAGGAGTCAGCAGCTCGCTCTCTTTGTTTTCTTTGTTTTTTCTCTTTCTTTTTCTTTTTGTATGAGCTATACAAACCAAAACCAATTCCTGCTATTGATGCTAAAGGACCAAGAGCACCAAGATATCCACCTAATCCACCAAGACCCCTTAGGATACTACTACCTAAAGGTGCAGCTGCAAGCCCTGCTGTTCCCTTTAAAACCGCTGTCGCTGCTAATGATTTGCCTACATTTTTAACAAGCTCATCATCAGAAACTCCTTTTTGTCTTGCCTTAGCTGCTGATAAAAATTCACTTCTAGATAGTCTACTTCTTAAAGTTGTTAAGTCTGCTGAAGTTAATCCAGCCCTTGCTGTTATATCTGCCAGCTGAACAGGACCAGTACCCCTAACCCCACCTGATGTTTTTCTTTGACCCTTTGTTACATAAGCACCAGCACGAGCTTTTTTGAAAGCCTGTTGCTTTCGAGTTTCACCTGCGTACATACCTGATATTTTAGTAGGAGTTTTAGGCGGAGCTTTATTAGCTTTACTAAAGCCACCCATAACCATTGCTTCTTTAAGAATGTTTTGCTCATTAAGAAGAATGCGTTCTTGTAATTTTTCCGCTTCAGTAGCCATAAATAATTTTTACTCCAGTGGTTGGTTCAATGCGGTGTATTAAATATATTAAAAGATCATAATGTCAATGACTTTTCTAAAGTTTATAATCTAAATCTTTCCCATAAAGGTCTTTGATTATCTTCTTCCTGCCAATTATCCATAGCATAATCTTCAGCGTCACCAACGCTGCTGGGTAAGTTTATGGAATATGAAGGTGACAAGTACGGATTAACTAAATTCAAATGCATCGCCATCACCATAGTACGAAAAGCATCTGCTCCATGTGAGTGTGCATCGTGAACAGGTTTGCCACTGTTGCTTTCTCTGTAAGAATCTAAGTGCTCCATAAGATCTTGACACCTAGTATGCATCCTCAATGTTCTCAAAGATCTACGACATATCTCAATATCTTCTAATACTGAGTTAGTCTTTGGAACTCTTCTAAAGTCTATACCCACCTCTTTGGCTCTGGTTACTAGATCACCGAACAACATACGCTTAGATACATCATGGGGGGCGTAGTGTCCGCCATAATTGTAGTTTCTGCTATTAACAACTACAGCATAGTCCTCGATCTTCTTTCCCGTAGACTCGTGATAGTCAATAATCGTTGCAACACCATTATTAATTTGTGCAAAGACAATAGAAGTAGCGTCAGAAGTACCCAAGTCCCAGAAGGTATAAACTGTCCCATTGGTTGCATAATTTCCGAAACGACCCTCGCTGCGTAATAGTTCAAGCTCGTGACCATAATAACTATTTTCAACTTGAGATACAGCCTCATTCAAATACTCCTGCCTTGCCATTGCATAGGATATTATCCCGCTATCTACATCATCTTGAATGTTTTTAAATTTTTTGCCGTCATACGGATTAATCTTTCCAGCCAGTTCAGGATTAATTGATACGCCATCCCCAACCCAGTAAGCAGTCTTGGTGTCCTCAAGGGTGTACCACTGAGTAAACCAATCCTTACGATCTTTGTTATTTTCGTACAGTCTCCATAGATGATTCGACTTTCCACGCAGTGTGCCATTGAAAACAACAAATGCAGAACCTTCTGTAAGAATAGGAGCCAGAAAGCCTGACACTTCTTCTTTATGCAATGAGAACTCCGACAATACATAACCACTACCTCCCTGTCCTACAAAATTTAGGTTATCTGTTCCATCAATCTTAATTCTTGAACCATTAATCAAATCCAAGAAAAAATCACTATTGTTCTTTCGTCTAACTATTTCAGGTGGGCATAGAAGGTCAATTAGTTTTCTCCCCCCCGCCCATTCGCAAATGTTGTCCCACAATGCACGTTGTGCCCAAGCTCTCGTAGGGAATAGATAGTAATAGTTACCCGCACTCTGCATAGCCCTTTTCACAAGTGCGTTAAAGCTAGTAACATCCTTACCTGCACGACGATGCCATGAGATAACAGAATATTGCTTACCTGCATCAAATGCTTTTAAAAATGGTACTTGGTAATCTCTAGGCTCAATCGTCGGAATACGAATTTTCATCTGGTAACCCTGCTGCGTAACATTCGCTACATATCCATTCAGATACTACACCATGCATATCCTCTATCCCAATAATAGGATTATCTATAGAGTCCAAGCAACAACACTCATAACAGCTATACATCTTCTATATCCTCCTTCTCATCAATAAATGTAAAATCAATTCCACAGTACGGACAATAGCTTGGGTCATTTATTCCTAGGGGTAAATCATACACAAAGAAATAATTATGACAGTCATTACATTCGCAATAACTTAAGTTCGCTATAATTTCTATCATTTCGTCGTAGTCGATTTTGCTTTCCTCCTTACCGCTTTCTTCTTCGGTGGATTATAATTAACAATCTCAATAACAATATCCTGTTCAGTCTCCCCCAATCCTGCTATCCTTGCGAGCTTGTCTGATGCTTGTGCGTTGCCTTTCTTGCTCTCAGCAAACAAATGCTCCATAACTCTCTGACGAAGAGCCTCCTTGTCATCAAGATCAACAGCAATAGAATCCTCTTTAGGTTTTAAATTTTTTTTACGGGACTCCGCAAGTTCCTTTGCGATCACCCACAACTGCTTGTTGTCTGCTTGTTTCAAACTGTCGTATATACTTTGCGTGTCATTCATACTCTTTAAAATATATTAACTAAGGTAATCGTCAACTGAAATTTCTAAAAGTTTGATGGAGGTCTAATATATATATATAAAATTTATTTGAATTCCGATGCCCCTTCAAAAAAAATGCCCCCGCCAAAACTTTTTTTTCGATTCGCTATTTAACTATCGATATCTTTTTACCGATATTCTTTTCTCGATATACTTTTATCGATTAACCGCAATCGATTCGCCTTTATCGATATCCTTGGTACGATAACTGCCCGTGCGTGCGTGCGTAGGGATTCGATATGTTCTTATCGATTAGGTACAAATATGCCTTCGATATTTTTATATCGATTGGTGTTATTCCCTATGAGGATTGTCTCTATGCTTTGAGCATTTTCCAAGGTAACATGAGTCATTGAGAAACGTTCGTCCATTACAGAGCATCCTCGTGCGTTTTAGGGCTATTCGATATATATCCATCGATTGATGTCAATCCCATATCTTGTGGTACAAAATTGTAGCCATACCATATATTGTGGTGTAAAAAGTTTCATTTTTCAGGATCAGTTATTCAAAATTAATGATTCAAATCAGCGGTGATTCGTGTATCTTTGTATTTGTTCGCAGGGAACACGACAGCCCAATAAGCCGACTGGTTGAGCGAGTGAGCGATGGTGAAAGGCTCACACATTGCCCGATGAGGCACATGAAGTTACCACGACTACGGGAGCAGTGGGACGAGCGGAGATGCGATTGTGATTAGGGACGAGCCGTGATGGCGTTGAGCGACACAACTAAACAGTCGACCCCAATCCAACGGATGTGGACGACTAGCGTCAGACCCCTCAATCGAGGCAACTCGGCTAGTTGCGAATCAGCAGGCAGGTTAACCTAGTGGACAGCTGATCGGAACAAAGAATAAAACAACTACCACACAAGCTTCGATGGTGCAATTTTTGAGCGATGCAGGGATGGTGTGAGCCTTGAAGTAGGTTGCGAAAGCGACTGTTGATATCAACCAAATGCTAGTGGTAGTTACACTTTAACTCAATGGAGAATGAAATGGAAAACAAACGGACAAAAATTAGTAGGATAAATGATCGAGTCTCAAGAGCCTTTCGTGAGAACAATGATTGTGCGGTACTTGCTTTAGCAAACGCACAGGAAATTGATTATCGTCAAGCACACAACATCATAAGAAAAGAGTGTGATAGAGTGAATAAAGATGGAACAAGTAGCAGTAAATTATTCGCTTATTACAGTCGAACTTTTGAATATGGAAGCTCACGATTTCGTGGTTATCAAAGGATGATCGAAGAGAGTGGTAAGCACAAAGAACCAAATCAAAAAGCAAAGACTATCAGCTCTTTCTGTAAAGAATTCCCTAGTGGGAATTGGGTTGTATCAATAAATGGTCATGTATTGGCTGTTGTGGATGGGGTTCCGCAAGACTGGACTAATAGAAACAATCGCCACAGAGTAGAAGCATATTGGAAAGTTAAATAAGGAGAAAGCAAATGACAAAAAATGAAATAATCGAAACAATTAGAATCAGAAGAGAACGAAATCAAAGGATCGCATCAATACAGGAATTTATTGATGACACCTACAAGCAAATGGAAACATCACCTAAAGAGGGTATCGCAGGCACCATCGTAAAATCTCATTCAGTGATGAAGGGATGGATTGAACAAGCTGAGGAGCAGATCGAACAGTTAAGAGGATGGTAGCCTAACTGATGAGATAGCCAATTTAAATTAAACAGGAGAAAACAAAATGGAATATGGTAGAGAATGGAAAGAAAAAGTAAAAGATTACAACACAGATTGTGAGCTATCAATCGGATACAATTACAATGGCAGTGGATATTTCGAGCTAGTGT